TTGACGATCCGTGCGGCCTCGTCGGGCATGAGCCGGGCCTCGCGCTCGATGTCGCGGGCCAGCGCGTCGACCTCGGAGGTGTCGACGTCGTCCATCAGTTCTCCGTCAGGGCGCAGACCAGGCGGCGGGCCGTGACGTGCGAGCCGACGATGACCCCGGCCACGGTCAGCGTCGCGCCGACGAGCGCGGGGTCGAGCTCGGAGGCGGTCACGGTGACGACGTCGTCGACGGCGACGTCCGTCTCCGAGGTCGGGATGGAGACGATGAAGCGGCGAACGACCACCTCGCGCTCGCCGGACTGCGTCTCGCTCGGGGCGGCGTCGGGCTTCACCCGGCAGGTACCCGTGTAGACGGTGGTGGTGGCGCGGGTGACGACGCCGGTCGTCTCGTTGACGGTCGCAGCGCCGGGACGGGTCACGGTGCAGGTGTCGACCATGAGCCGCTCTGCTGCGGCCCGGCCGGCGCGGACGGCGCTCGACGCGGTCACCGCAGCACCAGCGACCCGGCGGCCAGCCGGTACGGCTTGAGGGCGGCCTTCTCGGCGGCGGTGAGCGTGATGCCCGCGAGGTCGTCGTCGCTGCCGGCGCGGGTCGCGGAGTAGTCGTCGATGGACTCGCTGCGCAGCCCCGACGGGTTGTCGTAGGCGCGGGCGGCGACCGACAGTGCCACGGCGCGCACGGGCGCGGGAGCGGCGACGTAGCCCGCCGTGTAGGCCACGACGGCGCGGGGCTCGCCCTGGAACGCCGACGTGGTCCACGTCCGGCGGGCGAGGCGGATGTGGTCGCTGACGCCGTCCCACGAGTAGTCGGTGCCCGACGTGTAGGCGGTGCCGTTGACGGTCACCGACGAGACGGCGACGACGGGGCGCTGCGGGAGCCGCACGACGTAGTACCCGTCTGACGCGGCCTCGATGGGCAGCGACGACGTGTAGGTCGCGCGCGTGATGTTCTGGCGGCAGTGCGACCGGATGAGGCCCTGCGCGGCGTGACGCGCGAGCACGGCCCGCGTGGAGTCCGCCGTGATGTCAAGGAACGAGTCGAGCTCGTCGAGGTCGAACAGCCCGGCAGCCTCGACCGTGAACACGCGGTAAGCGGTGTCGGCGTTGGTGCCGGTGGCGACGAAGTAGGCGACGTGGTCGCCGATCTGCGTCGTCGCCGAGAGGGTCGCGACGTAGACGCCCGTTGACGGGTTCGTGACCGTTGCCGCCGTGGTGGTGCCGTCGGGCAGGGTGACGGTGCACGTCATCGCCGTCGCGTTCGCGAGCGTGTTCGTCGAGTCGCGGAGTTCGACGGCGACGGTGGCTGGGGCGCCGAAGTCAACAGTCAGCACGGCGCCTACCTCTCGACGGTGATGGAACGGGGGAGCACCTAGGGGGCCGGGCTACTCCCCGGCCCCCTAGGTGCCTTCACTGCTTGGAGACGGTCGCCTTCGCGCGCGGCTTGGGCTCGTCCACGATCACGAGGTCACCGGCGGCCAGGGCCGCGTCGTAACGCTCGCGCGCGATGGTCCCCGCGTCGGGGACGTCCATCACGATCTCGAGGCCTCCCGTGCCGCGCACGGTGACCGTCTCGCGTTCCTGACCGGCGCTCACGTCAGGCGTTCCGGGGAACTCGGAATGCCTCGATGGTGCCCGCGAACGACGCGGCCACGGTCACGATGACCGTGCCGTCGTTCTGCAGGAACCGCGCCGAGGACAGCGGGCCGACCCACCAGACCTCGTTCTGCGCCATTGACTTCGTGAGTGTGCCCTGCCCCGCAGCGTCGGCGGGCGGGTTGTCGCCGGCCGTCACGGTCGCCACGCGGGCGCTCGCGTCGGTCTGCTTGATCCGGATGAGGGTCTCCTCCGGGGGGTACACGGTGCAGTCGATGACGTGGTTGTTGCCAGCGACGATGGTGGTGCCCGTCGGGTCCGCAGTGGTGGTGTTCGCGGTGACGACGGTCGAGTGAACAGCGGTGTCAGCCATGTCGGCTACTCCTCGGGGTCAGGCGGAAGGGGGCTCCGTGACGCCCGCCCGGTCGCGGGCGGGCGTCACGCGGGGAGAGCCGATCAGGTGATCGACGCGGTGAGGGTGGCGATGCCCGACGGGCGAACGAGCTTGGCGCCGTAGACGTGCAGGCCCTTGAGCGCGTCGCTGAACGCCGACTCGGGGCGGTACGCCTCGACCTTGACGATCTGCTCGGCGAAGGACAGCGCACCCGGGTAGCCGGCCTGCACGATGTAGTCGTCGCCGGTCACGTTCACGCAGTTGTTCGACACGAACACGTCGAAGCCGAACGCGCGGCCGACCTGGCCGTTGCGCAGCGCCTCGCTGGTGCCGCTCGCGTCGACGCGGACGAACGTGTCCGACTGGAGCAGCAGGCCGTGGTACCACGGGGGCACCACGACGTAGCGGCCCTCCTGGGGCACGTTCGCGTTGTCGAGCTTGACCTTGAGGTTCACCAGGCCGGTGACCGCGAGGGCCGCCGTGGTGATCGACGTGGTCGAGATCGCGTTGCTCGCGTCGGCGCCGGTGTAGAGCCCGGCGACGAGCTGGTCGGCGAGGTCGGACAGCCCGTAGGCGGCCTCCTGCGCGGCCTCGGACATCAGGGCGCCACCGTCGCGCGACTGACGCAGGTCGATGTCGTCGACCTCGAACGCGAAGTACTTGCTCTGGTCGATGACCAGGGTGCGCTGCGCGTCGGTGAGCGTCTCCGGCGTGATGGTCGTCGAGTTCTTCGTGTACGTCGCGATGGTCGGGCGGGAGATCGACGTGATGCGGACGGTGTCGCCGCTCTCGCGAATCTCGCCCTCGTACCGGCGGTTCACGACGGCGGGGCCAGCGAAGACCTGCGCCTTCTTGAGGCTGGACAGCAGCTCGGCCGCCCAGACCTCGGGGATGAAGTTGGTGATCGCCATGGTGGGCGGTCCTTCCTACGGGGATGGGAGCGCGGGGCGCGCTAGGACTTGATGCCGAGCAGGTCGTTGAGACGGCCTTCGGCCTTTGCGGTGGTGATCGCCTCCGGGCTCATCCCGGCCAGATCGGCACGGGTGAGCTGCGAGGCGACCCCTCCGGGCTTCGCGCCCTGGGAGGGGTCCGGCTGCGGCGAGCGGGGCGCCTTTGTGGCGGCAGTCGCGGCCAGGAGCTTCTCGGCCTGCGCGCGCAGCGACTCGGGGTCGCTGCCCGTCAGGAACTCCGCGAGATCGGAGGGGACCCCGAGTTCCGTGACGACCTCGAGGCGCGCGGCCTTCGCGGTCATCTCGGCGAGCGCCTTCTCGGCAGCCTCCGCGCGGGCGGCTGCCTTCTCGGCCTCCGTCTTGTTGAGGTCCTCGAACTCGCGCACCTTCGCCTCGGCCTTGCGGCGCGCGTCGCGCTCGGCGAGAAGCTCGGCCATGAGGCCGCGCTTCGCCTTGTCGACGGAGTTGGGGGTGGGCTTGTCGTCTGCCGCCGGGGCGGCAGCGTCGGTGGCCTCGGACTCGACGGGGGCGTCGACGACGTCGACGGACTCGTTGTCTGACATGAGGTGTGCCTTCCTTCTCGGAAGCAATCCCCGCCCCGCCTCGCGCGGGTCGGTGGTCTGTGTCAGTCGCGCAGGTAGCCGGCGGCGCGCAGGGCGCGCACGGTGGCGTCGCGGTCGCCCGCGCCTCGACGCAGGCAGTCCTCGACCGTCGCCCTCGCGGGTGTGCCGCGCGAGGTCCTGCGCCCGGTCGGGACGGTCGTGGACTGTCGGGCGTTCACGACGCGGGACATGTCCGCGCCGTGCCGCAGTGCCTCCGCATCGGCCTTCCCGAACGTGGCGTCCTGCTGCTCCGGCGTGAGCGAGTCGAAGTAGCGGTCAGGACTGAAAGCCGTGCCGTCACCGGCCTGCGTGGCGATCCGGTGAACGCAGTCGCACCCGGGATGCCGAGCGAACCCGTCGTTCCAGCGGAACCACTTGCCCGCCAGGACGATGCAGCGCGAGCACGATGGGGCGACGAGCATCCGGCGGTAGCCGGCCACCTTCGCGTCGACCGCGCCGGCAGCGGAGTCCGCCGACCGCCCGGCCTGCGCCGTCTCGTTCGCGCCGATGAGCACCACGCGGGCGCCACCGGAGCGGAGCGCGTCGGCGGGCTGTAGGCCCCCGGCGATCAGCGCCTTGGTGCGGATCACCGCCCCGTAGAGCAGCGACAGCAGGTCCCCGCCGTCGGCGGCGGTCCCGGCGAAGCCGCGCGGGTCGAGCGCCGCGAGCGGGTCAGCGGTCACCCCGCCCGCAGCAAGTGAGTCAGCGACGTACTGCCCGGCAGCCCCGGCGGCAGCGAACTGCCCGAGCGACACCAGGCGGGCCATGCGCGGCCCCAGGGCGGCGAATGAGCCGTCTAGGTCCCCCGGGTCCACCTGACGCCACAACGCCTCTACGGCGCTGGCAGCGTCACGGGCGAGGACGCCCTGCCGGACGTAGTGGGCGCGGGCGACCTCAGCCGGTGACGGCATCGGGCGCCGCCTGCGTCGGCTTCGGACCCATCAGCGACGACAGGTCCCCGGCGAGGACCCGCGACACGGCGTCGGAGTCCTCGACCTCCATGCGGGCGATCTGCGACGCGCTGTAGCCGTAGTCCTCGCGGGCCTGGCGGCGCGTGCTGATGCCCGCCGTGAACGTCTTGACCGCCGCGTCGGCCTTCTGCGCCACCGTCGGCGTCGAAGCGTCCCGCCACACCGTTGCCAGCGACCGCGCCTCGGTCGGCACCTCGCCGTCGACGACGAGCAGGCACAGGCGCATGACCTGCTCCCACGCGCCACCGAACGACCGCTGACGGCGCTCCGCCCGCTTGACGAGGCGGGCCTCGCTCGACCGGATCGCGTCGGCGCTGGCCGGGTTGTCCGTCGCCATGCCGAGCGCGTGCGGCGGCAGACCCGCCATCGACGCGACGAGCTTCGCGAGCGAGTTGATCGTCTCGTGGAAGTTCGACAGGTTCGCCTCGGGGAACTGCCCCATCGCCACCTCGGACGGCAGGCCACCGGCCGCCCAGATGCGACCGGCCACCTTCGACCACTCGCTAATGCGGTTGCCCTCGGCGTCGGTGAAGTCGTCGGCGGTCATGCCGACCACCCAGCGACGCGGCATCGCGTGGAACTCCGCGCTGACCATCATGTCCGTCGCCACCTTGCACGCGGCGTCGGACAGCGGCGTCACGTCGACGAGCTCCGACACGCCTAGCGGCGCGAGGACACGCGGACGGTTCACCAGCGGCACCACCGGCACGCGGCCGAGGTTGTGCACGTCCTCGTTGTCGACGACCCAGCCGCCCGGCAGGGTGCCCCGCGCAGGGCGCGTCAGCGACACCGTGCGGTCGGGCAGGTACAGGGTGCCGAAGTCACGGGCCTCGGCGGTGTCCGTCCACCGCTTCCACGCCGCCCGCACCAGGCGGGTACGCGGGTCGAAGTCGAGAGTCACCTGCTCCGGCGACTCGACCGTGATGACCGGAGTCTCGTGATCGTCGCCGCTGCCGACGATCACGAACGAACGGGCAGCAGCGAGGGCGTCGACGTGGCCCATCTGCGACTGCTCGTCCATGTCGTTCGCCTGCCACCACTCCCACAGCCGCCCATCGGCGGCAGCGTCGGAGCCGTAGCGGAAGCCCTCGACGTCGAGGCGCTCCTCGAGCGAGTCCACGACCAGGCGCGGCCAGTTCAGGACGACGGGCCGGATGCGGTCGCCGATCTCCTTCACCAGCTCGGGCGCCATGTAGGACAGCGACTGCGTGCCCTCGTAGTAGCGCGACCACTTCTGCGCGTCGCGGGCCTGCGCGGACAGCCGATCCTCGAGAGCCGTGACCCACTCGTCGGGCGTGTAGCCGGGCACTACATCACCACCATTCCACGAGGTCGGGTCGGCTTCGGCGGCTCAGCGACGGACGCAGCTTCGTAGGCGAGCACGTCGGCCATCGCCACGTCGATCTTCTGGTGCTGCTCGGGCTTGCCGAGGATGTACCGCTGCCCAGGCCGGGCGAGCTTGCGTGCGTTGGCGACGTGTGCCGCAGTGATCGGGCAGTCGTCGTGCGTCGACCGGCCCGACACCAGGTCAGCGACCGAACGGTCAAGCGCGTCGAACATCTGGACGACGCGGTACGTCGCCCACTCGACGAACACCTTCTCGCCGAACTCCGCCGCCCAATCGCCGATCTCGGACTGCCAGTCGCGCTGGTCGCAGTACGCGAGCACCACGCGGTAGCGGGCGCACAACTCGTCGACAGCGGCGTTCACCTCGGCGCGGGGGATCGTGCCGCCCCACTCCGCAGGGTTCCAGATCGTCGGCCGCGCATCCGGCCCGTAGGTCGGGGTGAAGCGGTAGCCGTCGAGGGTGCACAGCCGGATCGCGGTCCAGTCGTCCGAGTCCGACCCGTCGAAGCCGAGCGCGACGGGCGTGCCCGGCTCCACCTCGCGGACCTGCTCGCGGGACTCCCAGAGCCCGTCAGGCAGCCACGAGCCGAGGCCGTGCACCACGCGGTTGCCGAAGAAGCGTTCCGCCTGCGCGGGGTCCTTCTCGAGAATCTCCGCAGCCTCCGCCTCGATGGCGTCGAGGTCGACATGCGTCGACCCCCTGTAGACGAAGCGGTGGATGCGCGCCCGCTCGGCCTTGTTCCGGTAGGACAGGCCCGCCGGCGGGACGCGGTGGAACCGGAAGATGTCAGCGGCCCGCGACTCTGCCGTGCGCTGCGCGACCGAGTCCTCGGCCGGGTCCCAGCAGTTCGTCGTCTCCAAGGTGCGGCCGCCCATGCCGGCCGCACCACGGCGCTGCGTCTCAGCGACGCGGACCATCTTGTTCGCCTTGGTGTAGAGCCCCGTCTCGTCCTGAATCGCGAACGTGATGGGGTTACCGAGGCGGGCCGTCGCGGACGAGGTCACGACGTCGATGCGGCCCTCGTCGCCGATGCGGGTGAACTCCTCGCCCACCTTCATCGACCCCGACAGCGGGCCGCCCTTCACCATTGCCTGAAGCGGCCGGTAGACGTTGTCGACCTGGTCCTCAGACGTGGCAAGCAGTTGGATCAGCGGCGACGGCCAGGGCGTACCCATCGGCTCGCCCGGTTCGTAGACGTAGACGAAGCCGCAGCCGTCATGCTCCGCAGAGCAGTCGTAGACCTCGCCACCCTCGGCCCAGCCGTCGAACACCGCAGGCCCGGCGGCCTCGAACAGCGTGATCGCCGCCGACCACGGACCCTTCCCGGTATTGCAGGTCGGCACCATGTCGCGGCCGGCGAGGAAGACGTGCGACTCGGCGGCTACGGCGAGGCACTGCGTCGGCACCGTCTCGACTCGCTCGACCGCGACGATGCGCCGGTGGCCGTGCTGCTCGTGGCCGCGCCCCGGAGTCTTGAGCCGGGCCTGCTTGCGGTCGAGCCCGAAGACCGGCATGTCGGACCGTGCGGCGAAAGACACGCGCCACTTGGGGCCGGTGACCCGGCCGTACAGCGCGGCCTCGCCGTCGTAGCAGACGGGCCGAACCCCGAGTGAGCGGAGCAGCTCGAGCACCCCATCCCGCAGAGCAGGCAGGGTCGTCGTGAACTCGCACTTACCCTGGCGCGCATCGGCGTAGCCGTCGGTGTCCATGAGGCCCTGAAGTAGTGCCCACCGCTGCGCGGCAGACGCCCGCAGGTAGGCGGCGGGGACGTGCTTGTTCCGCAGCACGCCGAGCGAACGGAGCCGCGACTTGAGGCCGATGACGTTGACGCGCTTCGCCACCTTCATCTGCCGCACCTCGTACCCCGCCGCAGCGATGCGGTCGAAGACGGGGCGGTCGATACCCGTCAGCCTGCCGTCGTCGCGGTTACCGTCACCGAGCCACGCGCCGAGCGTGTAGGGGTCGATAGGCAGGTCGACGTCAGGCAGGTCTAGCGGCTTCGCGTTCGGCACCCGGAACCGTCGCGCGCCGTGGCGATCGACGAGGTTGCCGACGAGGTCTTCGGTGCGGACCCGGTCGGGGACGTAAGTGCCGCTCGGGGTGCGCCGCTCGACCCACCACTCGTGGTCCTTGCAGGCCACCAGCGACGCGCCGTCCGAGAACGACACGCGATAGGTGTCGGAATGCCACACCGGCGACTTGGACAGGACCGCCGTCGGGCGCCCGGCCTCATCGAAGACCTCGTCGCCGACTCGGAGGTCGGCCATCGTCGACCACCCGGACGGCGTCGGCACCGGGGTATCCAGCGCGAGAGCCTTCTGCGGCGCCACAACCTGCGACCGGCGGTAGTGGAACGCAGGCGCGAGCTGCCCCACCGTCGCGCCGGGCTTGACCCGGTAGTGGTTCACCGTGCACCAGAGCTGCCAGTCGTACATGACGAACGGGGCGCCCTTGGTGAAGCCATCCGGCACCAGGCAATGCGCCGCGATCCAGTCGGCCGCGAGGAACCCCAGCGTCGGGAAGTCGACGACGAACTCGTCAGCCGCCGGCTGCATCGGCGGTGACCACCTTGAGCCGGGACCGCGACGACGGCCGCGCGGGCGCGGACTTCTCGCTGCGCTTGCCAGCCGTCTCGTCCTCGGCGATCTTCCAGCGCAGCGAGTGCATCCCCGGCATCGTCAGCCCCAGCGAATCGCCGAGCTGACGGACCAGCGTGCCCAACGCCGTCGACGACTCCGACACCTCGGCCTCACACCAGCGGCGCGCATACATCGCCACCTGCTCGACCAGGCCGAACCGCTCCCACGCCACCGCCTGCGGCTTGCGCCACAGCGACGACCACACGTCGACCTCGCGGTCGCTCTGGTCGATGAAGGGCCACGCCGGCGGGTCACCCTTGCGACCCTCGGCGGGCAGCAGCAGCCACTCGCCGTCGGACTTGCGGTCACGGCGCAGGGCGTTCGGGTCCGGCGGCGGGCCGGAACGGGTACGAGCTCCACCCTTGGGCATGGTCGTCTCCTGGTGCCGCGTCGCGCGGTCTGGCCGGGACCGCGTCGCGCGGCCCCGTAGGGGTCTGAACCCGTCGGACTTCCTAGGCCCCTCACCGGCGGTCCCGTCGTGAGCGCGTCGAGGGGGCATCCCCCGTCTCGGTCGCTTCGGTCTAGTCGGCTGGTGAGATGCGCCAGCCGCCTGGTTGGTTTCGCGCCGTCTCCTGCGAGTGGCAGCGATGGCACAGCCCGCGACCGTGCTGTGGATCGTTCGGGTTGAGTCCTTGGTCCACGAGGTCGCGTCGGCTGGTCGGATAGTGGTCTGCGACGGTGCTCGGTGCGCGACGACAGACCTTGCAGATCGGATCGCGTGCGAGCACTGCGACACGGAAGGACTGGTGTCCTCGTCCGGCATACCCTCGCTGGGCTGCGGTGCCTCGGGCTTGGTCCTTGGCGCGGGCACAGTCTGGACAGCGGCTCGACGTCGAGGGCTTACGGCAGTCAAGGCAAGGGCGCAGTGCCATGTCTGTCCTCACACAGTCGGGGCCAGCGACGGCACCACGTAGACGGCACCACACCGGGCGCACGTCCACGGGTCGGGCACTACTGACTCCCCGCCCCGCCGGTCTCGCCACGCAAGGTCCGCGTCGGGATGTGGTCGTGGGTCCAGGACGGAACGGGGAGCGTCTGTGGGGGTCGATCGCCAGTGACAGCCGGAGTCACCCTTTGGCACACCCGTGAGGAGTCGAACCCCAGCCTGCCGGGTTGGAGCCGGCCGTGCTTCCGTAACACTTCGGGCATAGGTGAAGCCCCGGCCAGCGGCTCGGGGCTTCAGGGTTGGAGGTCTCATCGAAACACTCTGGTGTCAAGTAGGCACCATCCGTTGGCTTGTTGTCAAGTATCACCGTCACCGGGCGAGTCTTTGGGCGAGTCTCGCCATGCCGCTCGGGTGCAG